CACGTTCAGCCTTTTCAGTCTCACGTTTTTCTTTAGCAGTCTGGCGTACAGCCTCACGTTCAGCCTTTTCAGTCTCACGCTTGGCTTCACGTGCAGCCCTAGCAATCTCACGTGCAGAGTCACGTTCAGCCTTAGCAGCCTCATGCTTAGCCTCACGTTCAGCAGCACGTTCAGCAGCCCTTTCTTCCTTACGTATCTGATTTTGCTCCTTAAGTGCAGCTCTTTCCTGTTCAATCCTAATTCTATTGTTTTTCTTCTGCTCTTCAAGTGCTAATCTATTCTGCTGCTTGATTGCCTCATTATTTTCACGTTCAGCCCTAACAGCCTCACTTGTAGCAGCTTTCTTAGCCTCACTTTCAGCCCTTAATGTAGCCTTCTTATCCTCAAGTGCTTCTCTATTCTGCTGCTTAACATTCTCAAGTTCAAGTCTATGAGCCTGTTTAGAATCTTCAAACTCCAACTTGTGTGCCTGCTTAGAATCCTCAAGTGATAACTTGTTTTTCTGTTTTGTAGACTCAACAACAGAAAGTTCTTCTCTCTTCTGTATACGTGCAAGACTTGCACTTAGTGCAGAAGCATCTGATACTTGCTGATCCTTAATTTTTTGCTTGACTGCCTCTGTATTGTTTTGTGTAACTGATTTCTGTATCTTTTCAACTTGCTGTGCAGTATCCTTCTGTATCTTCTCAGTCTGCTGAGCAACATCCTTCTGTGTCTTTTCAACTTCTTGAGCAGCCTCTTTTTGTATTTTTTCAATCTCTTGTGTAGCAGCTTTTTCAGCATTTACTTCAGCATTTAGTGTAGCCTTTTTATTTTCAGCAGTTTCTTTATGTACTTTTTCAACTTCTTGTGTAGTATTCTTTTCTATATCTGCTTGTACTTTTGCTGCAAGTTTCTCATCTTTTTCAATTTGTTTAATACTTTTTTCCCTTGTTTTTATACTTTTCTCAATGTCTGCCATTTTATTTTTATATTGATTAGCAACATTTTGTAAGTATTCATCCTCTGTCTTACCAGGATCATCAATACTACGAAGTTCTCTGTATAAATTACCTTTTATGTGGTCTGCCTCAATATGTTTTTTATATATTGGAAGTTCTTGTACTTCTCCCCATACTTTCCAAGCTTCGTCATTTAATCTCTTACGTTCTTCTTCGTTTTCTGTATGTTTTGCTTTATCTTCTAGTTCCTTATGTTTTTTATAAGTGTCAGTTGACTTTACTTCTTCCCATAGCTTATTACTATAATCGCTTGCCTTGTTATATTCAGCATTCTTAGTGTCATATTTTTCTTTTTTTAATTTATACTCATTTTTTGCTTTGATAACTGTATTATTATCATAGTACTCTTCTTTAATTTTAGCTAATTCAGCTTTTTCAGATTCTACTATTGCCTTTAATGTAGCTTTTCTTTCTTTTCCTATTTCCTTATAACTATCATTAAACGTATTAGTGACAGGAAGATATGAAACAACGTCCTTTAAAATAGAGTCATATAACTTTTGTTCTGACTTATCTAGCGACTCATAAGACTTAGAAGATTTACCAGTCCATCTGTCAAATATATGTTTATTGTAACTATTTACAGGTAAGTCTGCTAAATTATATCTTATACCAGTACTGCCTCCACCAATAGTAAAGTATCTATTGTTATCCTTAAGATACTTTGTAAATTCACTATTTATTCTCTGCAAGTTCTTTATTTTCTCTTCTAATGTCTTATAATACTCATCATCCTTGGCTGATGCACTTGTATTTTTTAATTTTGTATTGTAGTCAAAAAGTTTATTATGTACTATACTAGAAGTAGTAAATACCCTTTTACTAACATTGTTATCCCAATATGTGAGATCCTCTCTTAAGTGCCTTGATATGCTAAATAATGCTTCGAACCTCTTATATAACTCATCAAACTGCTTTTCTAAATCACGCATATTAATCGCCTCCTAGTTTAATAAGAGCTATAATGCTCTTGTAGTCACGAAGTGTCATATCACCGTACTCAGTGCTAATGACTTTATCTTCATTAATGAACGAATTAGGATCCAATGTAGGAACCCTATCAGGAAGTTTACCCCAAACAGCACCTCCTATCAAAGCCGCAGTAGTATAATTTATCTGTATTTGTTTATTATAATCAAGTATCTGCTTTTGGTTTATTGCGTTAAATACTTGATATATTTCTTTAGTACATAGAGACCAAAATTCGTTGTATGTAAGTCCTATACTCATCATCTGCATACAAACATGCATGTAGTAATCAGACAAGTAGGTATAATTCTTCATATCATCATAATAATTGCTGACTGTATCTTCGTTTGTATCATCAGAGTCATCCTCTGAATCCTCAGATGTATCTAAATACTTATACCCAAGTAATATATTTCTCAACTCATTATAAATATCCAAAATGGTATGTTCCTCTAATAACTTATCAAGTATTTCACTACTTGTTTCAGCGTCACATTTATTTATAATACTTATAATATCTATTATATTTGATGAACTAATCTTATCAAAAAGTCGGAGAATATTTTTATTATTAGTATCCTCCCAGTCTCTAATGTCTCTGATATATACTTTTGAACATAAACCTTCCATGTATACCACCTACTAAAAAAGGGTGATGAACATTGTAAGTCCACCACCCACCGTTAATACTTTTATTTTAGTTTACTGTACCATTTATATCAACCTTAGTCTCTGATGGCTCAATAGGAACGTCATCATCAACATTATTATCATCTTCAGTGTCTGGACTATTGTCCTCGCCCTTCAAATTACTGTCGAGCTCTTTTCTAATGTCGTCAATTGTCTTTCCAGTAGCTCTTAAAATACCCCAATCAAGGTCAATCTCGTATATAACCTGTAACTGAATATCAACAAGAGTTCTTCCATCAGAAAGGAAATTGTCTATTCTTGTGTAAGCGTCGTCAAAACTACAATTATGATTTCCAACTGAAATAGCCTGAGCAATTACAGTAACACTACCTGTACTAAGTGCTGAAATCAAGTCTGTAAGTGTCTTGCCTGACTTCTTCTCAAAAAGTGAAATGTCTTTACTTCCGAACTTTAGTGTAAGTTCTCTCTTAAATGTATCAGCCATATATATTCCTCCTTTAATTTAACGGGACACCCTATACAGAGTGCCCCTTATTAATGTGTATCACGTACTAATATCAATGTCCATATCTGGTATAAGTTATTTTCTAATTTATATCTATTTTTTATTTAAGATAATAAAATATGGACACTGATTATTCCAGAGGCTCAGCGCTAACACTTGTTACAGCACCAGATACACGAATAGTGCTTGTAAATGTGATCTTATTGTCTCCAGCCTCAGCACCCTCAATGTTTACATTCTTAACAACGCCTGAGCCCTTACGTCCTACTACTACATCACCGTTCTTGTTCTTAACGAACAGAGCGAAGTAAACAGTAGTACCGTTGTCACAGAATGTCTGCATCTTTGAGTACTGTCCAGCAGAAACGAGGTTCTGCACGATAGTAACCTCACCACCGTCAATCATACCTGTCTCAAACTCCTTAGCATCAGAGTCAAAGTCAGTAACATCAATCTCTCCAGCCTGTGACTGAGGAGGTGTAAAGCTGTAGACATTTGTAAGCTTATCAGCAAGTACAAGAGTACTTGAACTACCAACATATGCCACACAACTTCCTTTTCTTGTAACTATAGCAGCCATGCAATGTCACTCTCCTTTTAATTTAATAAGTAGTTAAAATCTATGATACACTTGCACTCAGGCAAGCCGTATCCGTTTAAATAACTTGGTTTAGCTTTGGCTCCAAGGTGTTCAGCCCACTCTATATCTAAACCGTTTACAGTTGAAACACAACGTTCAAATGAGTCTACGAAGCTACGTAGTATGTTCATATTATCAACGATAGACTCTTGACTCTGCTCACAAACTATTCTAAGTTCAAGTTTTAGTGCCTCATAGTCAAGCTCTCCAGATATACACCAACTGTCGTTACGAGAGTCAAGTAAAATGATACCGACAGAGTTTGGAGTACTCTCATTGTACGTCTGAGCAGTTATATTATTATTGAACTTATCAGTTATACTGCTAAGTAAATTAATAATATGCTGATAAATTAACTCCAAAGGTACCACCTCCTTAATGTGCATATGTAACTTTTAAGTCTCTATCAATGTCAATATACACAGCCCTATATGCTTTTTGTTCCACCCAATTTGGCATACCGATAGCATGCCCATTACTATCCCTAGCCCACGTCAATTGCATATTGCTACCGAGTACACCAGTATTAGATGATTCCACCCAAACAGATGTATTTCTTAACATTTCTTGTGCCGCTGTCTCAAGAAACTTTGCTTGTCCAAAAGCGTGATAGTTATTTACGTTTTCATGAACGTATAAACTATAGGGACACTCAAATATAATTTTGATATAATCTCCGAATACATAGAGTGTACCACTCTGTCGTAAGAACCCAGTCTCTATAGGACACAGTTCAATAGCACGACCAAGTATTGCACGACCTATTTTTTCAAGCTCAGCAATTGAAACAATATGTTTATCTTTCTTATTATTTAAAGTATTTTCTAATTTTTTAAGTCTTTCGAGTTGCTGTTTTTCTATATTTTTTAATATGCCTTCAATTTCTTTCATCCACGCCTTTCGCTGTCTAATGTCAGACATAAGTTCAAGGCTTGTTTTTATTATTTTTGTTATGCCGTCTGAGTTACTAGACAACTTATATGAGTTAAACTTGTCGAGTATGTGTTTATTAGTACTCTTGTACAAGTCATCATATATCTTACCAAGTACCTCTCTATGAATCTCAGGTACCATCTTCTTATATACACCAGCGTATCCAATCTCAGCGTCCTTGTCATTGGTATGTACATAAGTTGAACCATGTACATATTTTTCTCCGTACTGATTAACCAGTACTTCATTTGGATTATAGTCAGTGTATAATGTTCTACCACCGTATACTAAGCCTTTGGCTTCATATGCTGATTGCAACATCGAATGTATCTCATACTGTCTAATATAATAACTCGACGTTGAATCCCAGTTAATGTCATGTCTCAATTAAACCACCTCAACACGCCAAAACACAGTAGCACCAAAGATGTCTCTACACTCAAGTACTCTCTTAACAAGCATCTGCTTATCATTTTTCTTGAATGTATCACCCTCAGATACAGAGAACGGACAGTGGAAAATGTGTCTGTCCTCAATGCTAATAGAGTTCGCCTTATTTATTTGGACTGTCTCCATTCCAACAAACCTAACGTTTTTATTAACACCAGTTTTAGAACCATATCCAAACATGTCCTTGGTATCTGATTTTGCTATGTATTCTATAACATCATCATATTTATCAAACATAGTATCACTTCATTTCATAGAGCAATATGCAACATACTGAGTTACATAATCAATGCCCACAAGGTCTGATTCTTCGAGTACACAAGTTACTGTGTAGTCGTTATCTCTATATTTAATATCATCCTCTTCATATATCCTGTCATTTGTAGTTATAATTAATGTCTTACCAGAAACGTCCATTGTCTCACGCTCTACACGAAGTGCAGTAGCAGTCTGTCCGTTTATATTTATAATTGCGTTATAATCTATAATACTGTTTGTACCCATGTTAACATCACCACCAAACTTTACTTTTGACTGTGCCACATAGTTTACTAAAGGGTTTGTTTTCATATCAAGACACCCTCACAACAAATTAAATATTTCCAATATATCATAATAATGTATGCAACTAAGTTAACAACAACATAAAATAAAGTGGGCTTGTCTATTACAACAAGCCCACTCAATCAAGGAGGAAGTTTATATAAAG